TCCTGCTTCTCTGTAATAGCTCGTATCTCTTCCCTCGTATCCACGTCGGTTTCACCTGAGACATAGAATAACCTCCTAGTGTTTCTTGGCAGTTCATTAAATTTCTCTTGTAGCATATTGTGCAACGGTTTGCCGTGCTTTTCTACAAATTGAAATAGTATTAACGTATTACCGGATTGATCCATAGCCAAGTTAGATATGAAGTTATTTCTAGGCCCATATCTTACAATAAAATCAATCTCTTCCTGGTATTTCATTTTTGACGCTAATCGACAATGTTCATCGCTATATTTTAAAAGCAATACAAAGATATCCAATTGCGACAATGACTTTTCTTCCATTAGTTTTTTAGTCGTGGTTACTTTATGAACCGGACCAAATAACCCTTCTAGTACTAGCTGATGTGTTGCTGTACCGTCTAACGTTCCTGTGGTTCCTAATCGGTACTGGGCGTTTACACACTTTTCTAAAATAGCAGTTAACGACTTAGCTTTAAAATTATGAGCTTCATCTCCAATAACCATGCCGTAATCTTTAAACCAGTTACTTTGTAACTTATAAATCGATTGCCATGTGGTGATAATAATCCGTTGTTTGATATTATACTTTTCTTTACCAGAGTATATTTTATGGCAGTTTTCCGCGGCATTCCACGTATCTTTACTAGAATAGTCATCAAAGTCTGAATACATTTGCTCTACGAGCGATGTGGTAGGCACAATGAGTAGCACATTGCCATCATACATGTCCAGATAGTATCTCACGGCTAAATAAATGATTAAACTCTTACCAGATGCTGTAGGACTAAGCAATAAAGATCGCTTTAATGTTAACGCATGCCAGAGCGCATCTAATTGGTAGTTCCTAGGTGTTATATCATCTCCGTTAACAGAAAGCTCGATTTCCTTCATAAAGCTTTCTAAATCGTGCACCTCTTCGCTATCAGGTCTACCAAACATAGAATTGTCTTCAACTATGAGTTCATAGGATCTAGCATCAGCAAATTCCTTCAGATACTTAAACAATCCACCGTATATAACCTTTTTTCTAAGATCGTACAGTCGTATCTTGCCATCCCACATTCTATTCTTATATGAAGGCATAAACTTATAACCAGGAACGTAGAAGCAAAAGTGTTCTGACAACTCCATCTCTATCCCGGGTTCAGTTACCACACTTAAAAATACTTCGTTCTTTTTCTTAACGATTAATTTTTCCATTACATTCCGCTTGTAAATTTGTTCCATTCAATAATATTTTTAATTGTTTGGTGTCTCCACTTAACGTTATCTAGTATTTCTTTTAACGTATCAACCAACTCTTGCGTGTAATGCATCTTTGCTTGGTGCTCTTGTATCAATGGATCTGCGTCATACCATTTATCCATATCGCCTTTTAGCACAGTTAAACCGTTGAGAGGATCATATCCCCATCCCCTTTTGTCCATTTCGTCTTGGCTTAACTTACCGTTATAGTGCATAAATTTATCACGTAGTAATACCTTAAATTCAAGATCTAATCTTTTAAATCTAAGTTTGTTTACGGAGTATAGTTCTAAGTACTTCGAATGAAGTTTTGCTGAGTCTCTGGCGGATTGGTCTAATTGAAGTTCGTCAATAATAGAATCTTTTTTCCACATCTCAAGTATTGTTTCTAGGTTATTCATAATGTATCCAGTAATGTATATTGTAATATATATTGTAATGTATATTGTAATGTATATTAGAATATGCATTCTACTACACATTCTAATATATATTTATTTATATGACTTATTTGATTTCGAAATAAGTGTATTTCAGTGTTACGTCAGCTTGTAAATATTCAACATCAGTTTGTTGTGTTGAGAATTCAACAGCGGATAGATTGGTAGGGAAACAATCAGTAAATGTTATTTCCTTAGTGACATTGTTATGACTGCTTAATATAGAAAGGGTTGCGTCTGATTTAAACTTCTCCCCATGTTGTATTATATTATGCATCCAGTTAAACATCTCAATATAATTTTCCATATTCTCAGTAACGTTAAACCTAATAGCTAAATCGCCAAAATTAATTCTGTCACCTGTAAATGCAAGGTTTGATCCTTTATAAGGTGATGGAACTTCTCCTAAAGACAAGTCGGGCATAGTTACCGATGTACAGAAATATTCAACGTTAGAATATTGAGTAGAATCGATTTTGAATTGAAACCCCGTAGGGCTCAAAAAGTTCTTATTTGTAGTAGTCATATATCTATTTATACCAATCTAAATGCTGAGTGTTAATTATTTATCGTTAACAAACTCGTTAAGCTGCTTAGCTACAGATATTACTTCCTCTGCAGATATCAACTTTAAAGGATAATCCCTTTTATTATTAGGATTATTATCGTTGTGCATATACACCGCGTCAACTTCCCTGTTAATATTTTGCTCTAATAGACCCTGAGCCTGGTTTAGTAAGTCAGCTCTGATTTCAAAGCCTGATTTTCCGTTTGACATATTACCTCCGTGTGTGTGTCGTGTAACATCATGTTACATATCTATTTATACGCATAAAAAAAGGGATCCCGAAGGATCCCTTTAAACTGTAACCTAATTAAAGATTAGCTGTTTTGCATAATTCCATCAACTCTAAAGATTCTAAAGTAAGGATTAGCTCTATCAGTACCAGTTGTACCATCTGTTGCTACGAATGGGTTAGCAACCATACCATATCTAGTTTTGAAACCGATTCTTGGTTGGAAGTCATTCTCGCCGATCGCTTTAACCATAGTTAAAGGAACGTATGGGCAATAGAATAGACCTGCGTCGTATGGAGTATTACCTCTATAACCGACACATACGTAGTCAGGATTAGTACCAGCAGCATATGGATCTACATATACTTTGAACTTACCATTAAGAACACCAGCAAAAGTATTACCAGTATCATCAACATTCAAGTTAGTAGCAAGTGCAGGACTGTAGTCAAGCATTCCAGAAGCAGCTAAAATTGAAGCAACATCAGAAGAACAGATTACATAGTTACCTTTTCCTCTTCTTGTAGCTTTAGCAATTACGTTTGCTTCTCTTTCGATTTGAACAATCAAACCTTTTGCTTTTTCAGCTAACCAACGGCCATCTGAATCAGTATGCAAGTTAAAGATACCTTTAACAGCAACACTTGATTGCAAAGCACCTAGAGTAGCTTTACGGTTTACAGTTCTAACGATCTCTCTGTTGATTTCCGCAAGGATTTCAGAAGAAAGGATGTTAGCTAGTTCGCCTTCAGCATCTAGACCGTGCACAGCTTTAAGATCTTGTGCAAGTTCCATTGTGTACTCAGCTTTAAGAGCTCTTGACTTAGCAGTAACAGTAGCTTTGTCGATTGAGAATGCCATCTCACCGAAAGAACCGTCACCAGATTCGCCAACACCTAATCTTTCAGATTGAGTAGTTGTAAGACCACCAGCGACATCAGAAACGATCTCACCAGAAGTTTCACCAGTTGCTAATGAATTATCTCCATCATCAACAGCGGCTTCAAGACCAGAAGGTCCAGCTTCTTGAGTAACAGAACTGTCACCAGAGAACGATGCGTTAGCTTCGTCATGTAGTGCTTCAGTACCACCCTGTGTGCTATATCTTGACTTCATAGCAAAGATAAGACCAGTAGGTCCAGTCATTGGTTGTACACCAGCGATATCATAAGCGATAAGATTTGGCATTGCTCTTCTTACGAGAGAGATCAATACTGGATCGAATCCTTTGATGTTACCGGCTGTAGTACCCATACCAGCTCCAACTGCGTTAGCGGCTGCTGCTTCACCAAGGAAGTTTCCTTGAACTGAAAGAGCATCTTCACGAGCTGAAATTTCTTGGTTCTCTAACAATCTAGCAGTCACTGCTGCTTTATGATTGTCTTGAATTGATGGAACATCGGCGTGCTCGAGAACCGGAGCCCACTTTTCCATTAAGTTTTTGTCTGCGTTAAACATTTTTAGTTTCCCCTATTAGACTATTTATTAAATTTTGAAATAGCAGATGTGTATCTAGCCATAACATCACTGATATCGGCATTTACCGAGTCAGTACCAACCAATTTTTGAGCGTCATCTTCTGATTCTTGAGCTTCAGATCTGAAGTATGATTCTTTGATTACATTTACTTTCATTTCGAAAGTATCTGCATCATCAAAATCAATATCTTCTACCAAAGATGCAAGCTTTTCAGCTTCAGTTAATGCTAGCCCAGAAGAAGCCTTTCTTACTATCTCAGCTCTTTCCAATCCGGAAACAGACTCAGTCAGCTTGATATTCTCTTCTGTTGATTTATTTAAAGATTCTTCCAGTTCAGCGACTTGTTCGGCGAGTTCGTCGACCATGTCTACCTTACCTTCTGGAACCTCAATATAATGTTCTTTGAACACTGATTGTAAAGAAGACATAAAGTCCTCAGCAATTTCAGTCCTAAGACCTGTAGTTACTGCAACTTCGTTATCCGACATCCAGTTAGAAACCACATAGTTAAGGTAAGAATCTACCTTTTCTACTAGTTCTGACTTGATTTCAGTTACTTCTTCTTCAAGGTTTGCGACGTACTCAGATTCTAATCTGTCAATCTCTGCACCTACTTTAGTTTTTAAAGCAGCTTCAAAGATGATTCCAGCTTTTGCTTGGAAACCATCGGATAGTGTAGCTTCTTCAGCCACTAATGATTCTAAATCTTCAGAGTAGTCAATATGGTCAACATTTACGTCTTCCTTAACTGGCTTCTCTTCTTCTTCGTCATCACCATGATCACTTTCCACGGTTTTCATAACACTAGCATAAATCTTTTGTGCGTCTAGTTTATTTGATTTCTTCAACATATCATTTACTGATGCCATTAAAGCAGCTTTAGTTTTAGGCATTTCGACTACAGGTTTTTTGTCTTCGTCGTCTTCATCATCTTCAGACTCCTTAACTTCTTCTTCGTCTTCGTCGTCTTCTTCAGACTCCTTGACTTCCTCTTCGTCTTCATCCTTTTCTTCAGCTTTTCTTTTGACCTGAGCTTCTACGATTTCTTCGTCTTGAACTTGTTCGTCTTCAACGAGCTCCTCGTTAGTAAGCTCTTCAACTTCTGATACGTCTTCGACTAAATCATTTTTCATTTTGTCATTCGACATATTTATTCTCCTATTAAGAATTTACAAGTTTAGAGAGGAAATTCTTAAAAGCTTTAATCTCAATATCCGATGAACGCATACCTCGAGCTCCTTTTATTTCAGTCTCAATTTTCTCAATTTCTTGTGGACAAAGAACGCCATTTTCCCATATCCATTCAACACCTTCCATAATTCCATTGACAAATGCCTCTGGAGCTGAAGGGTCCTGAACGATATCTACAGTGGACAACATAAAGTCATCCTTCACGTACATAGCGCCGTTTTTTTGCACAAGACTTCCCATACCACGACTTGATACACCAAGCTTAACTCCACCTTCTAACAAACCAGTTACGATATTGCCCATTGGGGTATTAAGGATCGATGCTTTTCCTATAACATTACTTCCGTCAAATTTGAGTTCTGTAATCTTATGTGAAACTTTATCTAAGTTAATCGTAGGTCCATCAGGGTGATTTAATTCCCCAACAGCTCTACCTTGACTTACCTGATCTTTTACATATTTGTTAACTGCATTTTCAAGTATAGCTTTTTCATATACTCTACCGTTACGATTCTTCGCATCGGCCTGCATAAAAACACCTTCAATGCATAGTGTTTTCTTACCGTTAACTTTTTCTTCAATAACCTCTAGGTTACTGTCGTTATATTCTGCTATAAGTTTCATTTACTTATTTCCGTTGTTAGTCCTCTATTTTAGAGGCCTGTCTGTCTTGTAGCGAAGAAGCTAATTCGATCTTCTTTGCATCAAGAGCAGCAGATAATTTGTCTGCCATAACGTTATTAAACTGTTTACCAGCGTTATTGTTATCGCCATTTTTTACATTATCTATTAAATTTTCAATACTCATTTATTTATCCTTTGTATATATTTATAATATTTTAGATGTCAAGGTCGTCGTCATCTTCGATTTCGCCAGAAGCCTTTTCAGCTTTTATCTGTTTTTGCATTTCAGCGATCACGTCATCAGATTGTCTTAGTATATTTTTCTTAACCCACTCAGTAGAAACATACTTACCGACATATTCATCCATTTGAGCTAACATTTCGAATCTCTCTCTTGTTATCTCAGCCTCTTTCAATTCACTAAAGTAATTGTCTTCAATAAAGTCGAAGTAAATATCTTCTTTCCACTTAGCCCAATCTTCCTTAGTTAAAATGCCTTTTAGCATTAACTGTGTTTTTAATAGTTGCAAGAATAGATCGCTAAATCTTTTTCTTAATCTATCTAAAAACTTCTTAAATTTAACTTCATCTCTAGAGATCTCCGTAGATCTACCTAAGTTAAACCCTGACTCTTGTTCCAAACGATTAGCCGGAACGTTCAGTGACTTATATAACTTCTTTTGAAAGTATATAATATCATCTATCTGACCGAGGTTTTCTCCGCCAGGTAATGTTGAGATTTCAGTACCTCTACCGCCCTCTCTTCGTGGCAAGAAGAAGTCTTCAAGCATTGACATATGCTTACGATCATCTTTAATCTCTCCACTACTAGCATCATAAACCAATTTATTTCTATATTGGCCCATAATGTTCTTTAAATACTCTTCGGCTTTACCCTTAGGTAAGTTACCAACGTCAATATAAAATATTCGTCTTTCTGGTGCTCTACTAATTCTGTAAATAACCAACGAATCTTCCATCATTCTTAATTGATTAACAGGCTTAATCGCTTTGTGCAAGAATGATAGTATTCTTTTGCGGCTTGGGTCTAACATACCCGATGTGCAATATGCTATAGAATCAGGATGTATTCGTAATCCTGTATCCGCTCCTCTCATACTAGTATCTTGAAATAAGAAGTACTCTTCAGACTTCTTAATTATATTAGCCCCGGTTCTTGGATCTTTTTCTTCTGTGATCTCTTTTATTTTTCTCAGCTTGATCGGGTCAATATATCGTAATTCTTGAATACCCTTTTTAGGGTTTTTGTTGTCTATAATAATATGATACGGCAATCTGCCATCTACATACCATTTTCTAAATATGTCGTGCGAATAACTATTAAAATGTAAAAGCGAGATAATATTCTCAAACTCTTCTTTAATAACCTTTTTCACTTTATCAGATGCTTCCATTTCGTCCATAATAATTTCAATAGGTGCTGATCTGTTATCACCTACAATCGCTTCATTAATAATGTCTTCTACGGCTGCATCGCATTCTGGGTGTGAAGCTATATCCCTATATTTTAATATAAGTTCTTCTTCATTTTTCTGATTGTCGCCGTCGATATCTACGTACTGGCCAAAATGACCACCACTGTTTATTACGCCTACGCCATCATCGTCTGTGTTTGGAACAAATGAAGGAAGCTCTGGGAGCCTTTTATCCTTTCTATTGATCTCAAAACCAAAAAGTTCTGCCATTTTTTTTACCTCAATATTGTCAGAGGGGAGTTATCTCCCCTCGTCTAATATTATTTATACTACTTTTAAGTAGTAGTTCCAGACTCCCAATATTGAACCTGTAACTCAACTGTAAATTCTTCAATCTGGTTTTCATTATCATATGAAAGTTCGATTGTAGAAAGATTAGTTGGGAAACATCCTCTCATGTCGTAAGTCTTGGTTACGTCACCTTGCTTGTTTAACTGCTCAACAATAATGTCAGCCATATAATCCGTAGGATTACTTTGACCTGTATTGTTGTTGTGCTCGCTGATACCATTCATCCATCTTTCGAATGCGTTTCTTACTTCGAAACCAGTGTCATTAATAATTGTTAATGAAACCGGCTCAAAAGTTCTGTCACCAGCTAATTGTAGTTGTCTGCCTCTGAATAATACAGGTACAGGAGCTACAACTGATGAAGGAAACTGAGCACCCTTAATCATGAAAGAAGATAGTTCAACATCGCCTTGAGCATAAGCAGGGAAGTTACATGTTACTTTGAACATGTTAGAACGTGCACCACCTCCAACTAGCTTGGATTTAAAATCGTCTACGCCTAAAATTGCCATTTTCTTCTCCTAATTAACTACCGGCGATTTCTGAGAAATCGACTCCGGTTCTTGTTGCAATAAAGTTAAGTGAGATGAAGTTAATAGACCTTGAAGGCTTGATAAAGATATCAGCAACAAATCTATTAGCATCAATTACTTGACCCGTGTTGTTTGTAGTATCACATACGACTCTAAAGTCTGTAACACCACGTCTTCCTTTAACATCTCTTAAGAATGGTTCAAGTAGATTTCTAAATTGAGCTCTCGTGAACTCATCATTGAATTCGAACAATTGACCCTTAGCAGCAACGCTAATAGCCTTTTCTAATACAATGAACAATCTTCTTACATTAATTCTATCGAATGCACTTGGCTTACTTAGTAATGTTTTATCACCGAATAACATAGTACCTTGTCCAGGGAAAGAAACGAGAGGATTAACTCTTGCTTTATAAAGCATGTCTCTATCAGCTTTCTTAGGATTATATGCTAGTTTAGCTACACCAAATAGTTGTCCCCTAGTTGTTCCTG